CCAGGTTGCCGTTGCTCTACGTGCCTTCTTACGGGGCGCACGCCTGCGCTCGTATTGAATTCCAATAATTTGCCCCCGTTCGGCGCTGCTACCAATTTCACCCCGCCGAACTTCACTGTTACGGCACCTCCGCTTGTCCGGCAAGTAGCCAGTGGTCGCGTCATGCACGTTCCGATACGTCGCAACCCGCCTCCGGCTGGCCGCCTCCCGCCGATTAGCTCTGGTCCCTTGTTCAATCCCCCCAACTTGTTTGCCGCTGCCCCGGCTGCACCGCTCCCAGCCGTGCTACCCGCGGTTGCCGCACTGCCTGCCACTGCCGCACTGGCCGCTGCTCCGGTTGTTGTGCCACCAGTGCTCGCCCCAGCCGCTCCACCTGCCGCTGTTGCCGCACCGGCCGCACCCGCTGTCGCCGTTGCTGGTGCTGCGCCACCCGTTAATGTCACCACCGCCACTGACCCGCCCGGGCTTAAAAACGACCTACCCGTGGGCGCTCGTGTGCGTGTCCGTGTTGACTCTCGTGGCAACGCCATTGTCCCGCTGCCCCCTCATATTCTTGATCCCACCTCGTGGCCTGCATTCCAGCCGCGTTGGTGGAATCCGTTGTCATGGTTTCGCCCCGGCGAACGCGTTACTGATATCACTGGAGTCGCTTTGATCACCAATGAGCGCTACGCCGCTGGGCAAGCTTACGAAGAAGCCAAGCGCAACGAAGGCAACTATAAAACTGTCCATATCTCATCCCATTTGCCGTACTTTTCCCTATTTGGCCCCGATCCGCAGACGCATGATACTATTGTGTCAGCTACTCTCGTTCAGAATATGGCGAAATTTGGCGATGTCTCCGGGTTCGAGATTCCCGATATTGAACGCATGATGAATGCCAATCGTGCTAACGCCGGGATGCTTACCTGTTCCACTGGTTTGCAAACTGAGTTAGTCCGTGGCAATCAATGTATTCGGAACCTGGCCGACATATCCACTGCATCTGCGGTGCTTGCGCGCGACATGCGCGTCGAAGCTCGCACTCGGTCCGGCTCGGTTTTTCCCAAAGCTCCAGCGGCCCTCGATACGTCCAGTATGGCTACCGTAGCCACGAGCAGCAGCTGGAGCCCATTCTCCCCCTCCAACCTTGCAGCTTTCATGTGGAACACGCCCCTGATTCGGACCGTCGTCCAGTTTATCGTGACCTTGGCTGTTGTGTATTGTCTGCAGCTCTTCCTGCCCCAGATACTCGCCACAGTCTTAGCCAACGAGATGGTATCCGATATCGAAATTGCCGCGCGCCACCTCCACTTAATTCCGCCCGCATCGATGAATTCGTCCTCTTTGCACAGCGCGAAATCACCAGCCTTAAACCTGTAACTCACGTGCTGACTTTTGATGAATGGTTAAAACAGGGGACTTACACTGTTTACACCAAGAAACGTCTACTTCAATTTGTCGCCGATCAAGAGTTGTATTCTGCCCGCCCTGGTTCTTCTAAAAGGAAAGACGGATTTATTAAAACCGAGCGGTATTCCAAATTCAAGCATTTCCGTGGGATTGCTGCGTGTACTATGTATCAAAAGTGTCTTTGCGGTCGATTTATCAAAACCGTTGAGATGACTGTGTACGCCCAGTGGTCCAAATACTTCCTAAAAGGTGTCGATTCTTCCCTGCGCGCTGTTGCTTTGGTTCAGCGCCTTGGAGTGGGCAAATTCCTTGGCCTTGACTTCACCTCATTCGAATCGTCTATTTTGCAGCGCTACGCGCTCGATATCGAATGTTTCTTATTCGAACACATGGCGGCTGGCCAGTGTTCCGAAATTACCCGTTATTTGCGCGATGCTGCTGCCAAACCGCGCTTTATCCATTATTCAACTTGGCNCCCTTGCTTTGCACCATGGTCGTTGTAGTGGCGACATGTTCACTTCGCTGTGCAATGCAGTAATCAATCTGTTGCTCGTCCGATTCGTTTGCCAACGGTTCGGGTACGATCCCGTGGGAGTAGTCGAAGGCGATGATGGCCTATTTCGACTGAGCGGGCCTTGCCCCACCGCACCCGATTTTGCTGAACTCGGGTTTGTCGCTAAAATTGAAACTTTCACTGAACTCGGCGTCGCGGGCTTCTGCAAGATGAAGTTTGACCGTGACTGTGTTCAGATCACCGATCCTATCGAACGCCTCGTTAAATTCGGCTGGACAGCCTCCGCGTGCCCCTCCTTTCGAGTGCGCTGGTCGTTGTTGTACACCAAAGCCTTGTCACTTAAGGCCGAATACGCCCACTGCCCCATTCTCGCCCCATTTGCTGACTGGGTGGTTCGCTGCTGTAAACGCAGTGGCTACCGCCTGAGTCGGCTTTACGACGACGACCCTGGATGGACTGAATACAAGATCTTACACTCCTCCAGTCTTCAGCAAGCTGCCACAGTACCGCGCAGCGCTCGACTCTTCATGGAACAACTTTACGGCATCACGGTCGATGCCCAATTGCGAATTGAGTCCCATTTCACCGGCTCCCTCCACTACCTTGACATTCCGGAATTGTCCGATTACGTCCCAGCTGTATGGCGGCGTAATTGGATACAGTACGTTTGTCGACCGACCCATTAAATTTTCATTCATTTGAGAATTTTGTTTCATTCAATTGGAACCCATCTCTTGATGCCCATTCGTCGTCCTTCTAAAGCAAAACGTGTTGTTCGTAAGCCCAAACGTGTTGCTCGAAAATCTAATTCTCGCCCTAGTCGTATAGGGACTTTTAGCCGTTCCTCCTTTGGCCAGACCTTGCTCACCGCTGGTGAATCTGGCCTAAATCGTTACATTCCTGGTGCTGGTAGTGCGCTTCGTGCTGGACTTAAGTTGTTCGGCGTTGGCGCTTACCGTGGTGGCTCCATGCTCGCTGCTAGCCCCAATGCAGCCCTCACTTCCACGGTGGATCGCGGTATTCGTGTTCAACATCATGAGTACATTGGCGATATTAATTCTGCCACCGTTTTCACTTTGAACTCCTACATTGTCCAGCCCGGGCTCCCGTTATATCCGTGGTTGTCCCGTTTGGCTGGCTCCTTTCAAAAATACAAAATTCATGCTTGGTGCTTCTATTTCAAGAGCACCTCAGCAACGGCCCNGAATAGCACCAACACTGCACTCGGCTACGTTGCTGGCGCCTCCCAATACAATACCTACCTTGATATTCCTACCTCCAAAGCGTCGTTCTTGGCTGTCAGCGGTGCCCGCGATGGCAAACCTGCTGAAGACAACTTATTCCCCCTTGAGTGCGCAGCTTCTATGACTACCAACCGGGCCTTTTACATTCGCTCATCTTCTGTCGCTGACGATTTGGGTAAATACGATATGGCTC